CGTAGATTGGAACACCTACATAGACAGAATGTTCATAGAAGCTGAAGGGTATCAAGTACTGTGCCACAAGTGTCACACTGCAAAGACTAACGCAGAGCGTAAGAGGCGAAAGAAATGACCAAGCATCTAGTAATACCAGACACACAAGTAAAACCTGGACACAGCACTGCTCATCTCAAGTGGGCTGGAGAGTACGCAGCAGAGAAGAAGCCTGATGTCATCATCCACATAGGCGACCACTGGGACATGGCTAGTCTCAGCAGCTATGACGTAGGTAAGAAGTCCTTTGAGGGTAGACGCTACATCAACGACATCAACGCAGGCATTAACGCTATGCGTGTATTCCTAGAGCCTATACAGCGTGAACAGGAAAGACTGAAGCGTAACAAGTGGAAGCAATGGAACCCTCGCCTAGTGTTCACTCTTGGTAATCACGAGCACCGTATAGAGAGAGCTATTGAGGCAGACCCCAAGCTAGACGGACTAATGAAGTATGAAGACTTTATGTTAGAGGAGATGGGCTTTGAAGTTGTACCATTTTTGGAACCTATTGTCATTGATGACATCGCCTACTGCCACTACTTTACTTCAGGTGTTATGGGCAGGCCAGTTAGCTCTGCTAAGTTAATGCTGGCTAAGAAGTATATGAGCTGTGTGATGGGCCATGTACAAGATAGAGACATAGCCTATGCTCGTAAGGCAGACGGCACAAATCTACTAGGACTGTTTTCAGGTATATTCTACCAGCATGATGAAGACTACTTAACTCCCCAGACTAACGGAAGCTGGGCTGGTATATGGATGTTGAACGAGGTAGCCAATGGCGGTTGTGATGAACTACCAGTCAGTATAAACTATCTAAGACAGAAGTACGGAGAAGAGGATGGCTCTAACCTATTACGATTTACTGGATAAGCTAAAGCTACTGGACGAACTAACACTCATAGAGATATTAGACATAAGCTCAGAAGAGTTAGTAGATGCCTTTAGCGACAAGGCCAACGATAAATTAGAACAGTTACAAGAGGATTTTAGACATGAGACTCAATGACGCAACACCAGCAGACTGGGACAGAGTACGTAAGCAAGCGCCAGCAATAGAGAGAAAGACAGGGCTGGAAGCATGGATGAAGGCAGCACATGAGGAAGCTGAACAGATCATGGACAACGTAAACAAGCCCACACACTACAACACTGGCAACATAGAGTGTATTGAAGCTATAGAAGAGTCTATGTCTTCAGTGGCATTCAAAGGCTACCTCAAGGGCAACTGCATGAAGTATTTGTGGCGCTATGACTACAAAGGTAAGCAGGTAGAAGACCTACAGAAAGCTGGCTGGTACTTACAGAAGCTAACTGCAATGGTGGCAGAGGAGAACAGCTGATGGACAGACAACCAGTGTTTGAGTTTATACACTACCCTAAGTTTGGAGAAGCAGAGCGCGTATGCCCAGCAGTCAAGATAGTCTACACACTGTATAGCGATGAGCAAACGTTGCACGATATGAGAGAGCAGTTTGATTACTTCTTAAAAGCATGCTCCTATCACATACCAATAGATGAGGAATAATAATGGATCAGTATCAACAGTTTATACACAAGAGCAGGTACGCACGATGGCTACCTGAACAGAAGCGAAGAGAGACCTGGGCAGAGACAGTGAACCGCTATGTAGCCTTCTGGGTTGACAGAGGTCAGTTAGATCAGAAGACCAGTGCTAAGATGTTTGACGCTATACACAACATGGAAGTCATGCCTAGCATGCGCTGTATGATGACAGCAGGGGAAGCTCTAGATAAAGATAACGTAGCTGGATTTAATTGTAGTTACTTAGCCATTGACTCTGCGCGTAGCTTTGACGAGTTGATGTACGTGTTGATGTGTGGTACAGGCGTAGGCTTCAGCGTAGAGCGTAACTTCATTAACAAGCTGCCAGAGGTTGCAGAGACTTTCCACAAGACTGACAGTGTTATTGTTGTTAGTGACAGCAAGATAGGCTGGGCCTCTGCATTCCGTGAGCTGATTGCTATGCTGTATGCTGGTAAGATACCTACGTGGGACATAAGCCGCATACGTCCAGCAGGAGCTAGACTCAAGACCTTTGGCGGTCGTGCAAGTGGGCCTGAGCCTCTGGTAGACCTGTTCAACTTCTGTGTAGAAATCTTCCAGAAGGCCGCAGGACGTAAGCTGACGAGCATTGAGTGTCACGATGTAGTGTGTAAGATAGCGGACATTGTAGTGGTCGGTGGTGTGCGTAGGTCTGCACTGATTAGCCTCTCTAACCTCTCTGATCAGCGTATGGCGAAGGCTAAGTCAGGAGACTGGTGGAGGCATGAGGGCCACCGTAGGCTTGCTAACAACAGCGTAGCGTACACTGAGAAGCCAGACTTTGAGTCCTTCCTAGCAGAGATGCAGAACATGTACGAGAGTAAGGCGGGTGAGCGTGGCATCTTCAGTCGTGTAGCAGCTCAGAAGATTGCAGCACGTAACGGTAGGCGTGACCCTGAGCAGGACTTCGGTACTAACCCATGCTCTGAAATCATCCTACGCAGCAACCAGTTCTGTAACCTGTCAGAGATTGTAGTACGTCCTGATGACACACTGGCTAGTCTCAAGAAGAAGGCAGAGATGGCTGCTATCATTGGTACACTACAGGCTACACTGACGGACTTCCGCTACCTGCGTAACTGCTGGAAGAAGAACACTGAAGAGGAAGCTCTGCTGGGTGTCAGCATGACAGGTATTATGGATCACTACCTGTTGAGTAAAGGAGAATCTAAAGACTTGGAGAAGTGGTTGGAGGAAGTACGAGATGTTGCTGTGGATACAAATAAGAAGTGGGCTGAGAAGCTTGGCATTAACCAGTCTGCGGCTATTACGTGTGTTAAGCCTAGCGGTACTGTATCTCAACTTGTTGATTCTGCTTCTGGTATCCATCCTCGCTTCTCTAAGCATTACATTCGCAGAGTACGTAGCGACCACAAAGACCCGCTTGCAGTCTTCATGGCACAGTCAGGATTCCCTGTAGAGCAGGATGTGATGTCACCTACGTCCTCAGTCTTTAGCTTCCCTATCAAGGCTCCAGAGTCCTCTGTGACCGTCAAGCAGGTAGGGGCTATGCAACAGCTAGAACTTTGGAAGGCTTACCAGAATCACTGGTGCGAACATAAGCCAAGTATCACTGTGTACTACACGGATGACGAGTTCTTGCAAGTAGCACAGTGGATATGGGAGAACTTTGATCTGTGTAGTGGGATTAGTTTGTTGCCATATAGTGATCATGTATATCAACAAGCTCCGTATGAGGACATTGACGCTGAGAAGTATGATGAGTTAGTAGCGTCTATGCCGCAGGGGGTGGATTGGGATGACCTAGAGAAGTATGAGGAAGAGGATAACACGACAGGAAGTCAAGAGTTAGCATGTGTAGGTGGTGCATGTGAGATAGTGTAGATAAAACTTAGGGGCCGCAATGGCCCCTTTTTTTATTCTTCTTGATTGTTTTGAGCCATTGCTTGTCCTGTCAATAAACCAGTACCTATTACAGGTGCGGCTGCAACTTTAGTTTTAGACCTATTAGCTGCTTTAATTTCACTAGCAGTGGGTGTTTGTTCTGCCCTTAGTGCGGTTTTTGTCCAGTTCTTAGCTGCTTTGTAGTAGTCTTTATTTTTAGCTTCACGTATATTTTTAGGGGCTTTGGCTCCTGTTCTTCTCTCTACTTCCTTTACAGAGTCGCTTACTTTCTTTCTACTTACATTGCTTTTGTGTTGGTCTTTAAATCCTACGTCTGACCAATTCTGTTTCATTATAGGTTGAGCAGTAATTACTGAATGTCCACCAATAGGGTTTAATCCAAAAATATCATGGCCATCACTAATCATTCCGTATGTATTTTTATTGTACGGATCAATAGCAACCCATTGGTTGACACCACCTAATTCCTTTTGTTGAGAAGCAAAGTATGTAGATGTTTTTATAAATTTGTTTGGTTTTTTAATTTTGTCATAGTTTAAATTACTAACGACAGTACCGTCTGCGTCTGTAATTCTAGCAGGTTTAATTTTTCCTGCCTCTATAAGTTCTTCAAAAGTTAATAGAGCGTCTGCTTGAGTAGGCGTTGGTTCTTTACCTGCTCTTTTCAATGCTCTTGCTTTTGAAATCCTATCTAAATAAGTAGCTCCGTCAACATCTGCTAATTCAGCAGCCCCTCGTCTACCTAGATTAAGGAGTCTAACATTGTCTTTGTTTAAAGTCGCGGCTAACTGAGCAAACTCTATAGTGTCTTCAGGGGTTAAATCACGGCCTTCTAAAGACTTAATTTTATTAGCATACTTTTGAATACCGCTAGTTGTACCTTCCGTTGCGCTGTTAAAAAAGGAACGCATGATTAACGCACCTTTACCTGCTCCTGATCCTTCTGTAACCCCTGACTTTCTACTGGCTTCCGTGGTTTTTACTTGAAACTCAAACAGTTTATTTTGAAAACGATTAGAAGTGATGTGTGGCCCGTTTACCAAATGATTTGTAGCCGCCCCTATAATATCTTCAGGTATGTCAGCTTCTATTCTGTGTGTATTTCCTATTCCTGCTGAAAGTCTACTTACATCTTCTCTTGGTATACCTGCATCGTAATACGCTAATTTGTAAGGACTGTTCCACAATGCTCCTCTTTCGTTTATAGGAGAAATCTCAGGTGTTCTTCCTGCTTCAATAGACATAGCAGTAAATTCTGAATCCTGACCAGAAATTTTTGCTTTTCTAAGAAGCTCCTCTGCTGTTGCGTTGTATCTTTTTGCTTGTTTTTCAAAACCAAGCTTTTGTGCTAGTTCTGCCTTTCGTTTTTTAGAGGCCGCTTGTTTCTCCATCCGTTGTGCAACTTTACTTTGATTTTCTATGTCATCTAGTTTAGCAGTAGGTATCCCTGTGACTCGTTCAGATGCGCGTTCTGCAGCACTTGTTCTCGCTGAAATAGAACGAGGAACTTCCTTTAAAGCATCTCTGAGAAAAGAAGTATGCGGTGTTCCAGAATAAAAACCTTCAATTAAAGTAGGCATACTGGCAGCAACTTGATTGCCTAAAGTTCCTGTGTTTCTCGCAACACTTTTAGTTAAAGCTCCTGCACCCGTTGCTCCTCCCATGTTTAAAAGATTACCTGCTAAATCTGAAGCACGTGGGTATTTTTCAGAGACATCTGTCAAAAAACGAGAAACAGCTTGTGCAGGAGGAGTAGACATAACTGCTTCTCCAAGATACTCTCCTGCTTGTTGGAAGGACTCAGGAACAAACTCTCCTGCTACATCTCCCGCATATCCCGCTGTTTGACCTAGAGCCGCTATAGCTAATTCAGCAGAGTTTAAGTAGGGGTTATCATCAGGCTTTTGCCTACTGGCTGTTCTTTTGACATTATCTGTACGGGTTTTAAGTTTTTCCCAGAAAGAAGTGTCATTGTCTAAAGCATCACTCATTAGTATCTTCTCCTCCATCATCAACCCCTTCAGGAGCAGTAGGTAGTTGCATTAGTTCAACTATAGCTGCGCGGTCTGCTTGTATTGCTTCTCTCATTTCTTTGTTTAAACTTGTTTTAGCCAGTACGTTATCTACTTGACGTAGTGAAGCAGAAAGAGTTTTACGCAAGGAAGGGCTGATGCTTCCACGATAAGCAGCGTAACCTAAAGTGCCTGTAGCAGCCAATACTGATAATCCCGGAAGCCACCCCATAAAAGTTGACCCTCCTAGAATAGTAGCTGCCGTGGTTACAGTAGCTACTTTACCTAAAGGTGTTTTAGGAAGCGTAGTGTCTGTTACTTTACCCACGTTTTGAAACTGTCTACCTAATCTAGTCTCAGCTTCTTTTGCTGCTTTAGGTAAAACACGATCTTTACTTCTAAGCAACAAATGTTGTCTTCTCAGTTTTTCTAATACAGGTGTTTCAGGAACAGCGTCTGCTACTCGCTCATTAAGAAAATCTCTAACTGACCTTTGAGAGACTGTCCAAGCATTTTCGTTACCATCATAGCTGTCTTTTCCGCTTTTCTTAGCCCATGTATCTAACTGTCTACGGACTTCCATTACACCTGCTGGGGAACTATCTGCTTCTTTTAACAGTCTAATAGCTTTATTATAAATTTTAGTAGCTACAGATTTAGCGTCTCCAATAAGAACAGGATTTTCATCTAAATCTATTTTAATTCGCGCCTCTAAATCATCAATTAATTCTTTTTTGTTGAATTTAAATTTAGATTTATTTAACAGTTTTGTCAGGGAGTTGTGTGTTGTTTCTACCTGCTCTTCAAGCACTTGTCTTATTTTTACAAAAGAAGTCTTTTCGTTTATGCTTTCAATACCTTTCAAAACATTAACCATCTCTACTTCATCATCTGTAGGGATATAAACATTTCTTCCTTTTTCATTCTGTTCTAAGCGTTCTGCACGTTTAAGGTCGTTAGCTGCCGTAGAAATAGGCTCAATAACTGTATTAAGAAAATCTCTTCTCTGCCCTGTTTCTAAATGAACAGCTCTAGCGTACTGCTCATCAGCTAATGTTCTTATAAAAGAAGTATCTGTAACTGGTTTACGTGTCAAAGGAGGTGCGAAAACTTCCGCTAAGTTTACAACACCTTCAAGCGCCCTACCTTTTCGTGGGTTTTCGCTCTTCCAGTCTATGTATTCTCCATAAGTCCATTTAGCTATGTCACCTATTGCGCTGTCTGCTATAGCTTTTGCAACAGGAGTTACATTGTCTACTACTGTTTTTTCAATAGAATCAGGTACAAACTTACTTACTTCCATTAAAGAAAGTTTAGCTCCTTGTCCTAAAAGGTCTAAACCTGTACCTAACGCTCCTCTTGAAGAAGCTGCGGCTGCAAATACTTTTTCTGGATTAGCCGGATCATCAAACTCTTGGCCTAGTTCTGAGATAAACTTAGGGAAGTCTTCAACGGTCTCTCTCATTTGACCAAAAGACTGACGATATTGTTCTGGAGCTGTAAAAGCGGCAGGATCATAACCCTCTACAGGCTTGTCCTGCTGTAAGCTATCTAGCATTTGAGTAAGTTCGTCTACAGCTTGAGCCGCATTAATTGAAACTTCAGGATCTTGTGATGTCCTTGCGTCAGTATCAGCAGCCCGTAAAGCAGCAATTAACTCTTCTTCTGTATAGTCCATGCTTTAATCCTTATTATCGTTTCAGATACGCTGCTGCGGCTGGGGGTATTGTATAGCCTTCTCTTTTAGGTAAAGTAATGTAAAAACTTTCTGCAAGTTCTGGAGACATTCCTCCTTTGCCTATTTTCACAGCACGATCTACCGCTTTATTGTTGTCAATTATTGTCTGTCTTGCATATTTTGCTTCTAAACGTAGTAGATTACGTAAAGCTGCTTCGTCCATAGATACTTCTCTTAAAGCAATAGAAGAGGCTACTTCTCTATCTGAATCTGAAAGACCAGAACCCGCACCAAAAGCAGGCATAATTTTCATTAGCTGCTCTGCTCTAAGAATTAAATATTGTTCAGTAGCTGCTATATTATCCATACTTTCAGGAACCACACCTAATTCTTTAGCTACTCTAGCTACGTTAAGGCGGAAGTTGGCTCCGAAGCCTGTTTTAATTCCTCCGTCTTTATCTAACAAAGCAACTGATTCTAAATTAGTTCTTAATATTTCTTTTGCGTCTTGTGCTTTTTTACTTAGCTCTAAGAAATTCTCAGCAGCACCTTTAGTTAAGGCTTGTGCAAAAGAATTAGCTTCTGATAGTTGTTTAGTTAAGACTGGAGACTGAGTAAGCCCTAAATCCATAGGATATACCCATTTACGAGATTCAGGGTCAAGAACTTGTCCAGCTTCGTTAACAGGATATGGTCTAGAAACTGAACGCCCTTCTGAATCTGTTGTTTGAAAAAACTTATTCTCTGCTTTTTCTCCGGACAGTTGCTCTAAAAACAAAGTATCTGAAGTGTTATCGTACTCACCTTTCATAATACCCTGAATTACAACATCTCCTGCACCTTTAGAACGAGCTACAGCAGCCCTACCTTTACGCCCTTGTCTGCTTACAATGTTACGCTCTTCAGCCTCTAGTATTTGTTTTTCTGCTAACTCTAAAGGCCCTCCACCTGCAAGCAAATCTGCTGTATCTTCTAAATTCAGTTTTTTAGCCTGAGTAATTAGACTATCACGCCTGAGTTGTGATTTACGTCTGTCTCCTATTGTTGCTGCAATCTTAGCAGCTCCCGCAAAGTCTCCACTAGCCTGCATAATGCTTGCTAGCTTTTTTAAGTCTTCTGTTTTGTTTAAGTTCAACTGAGACATAGCCGCCTGTAGTTTCTCAGCAGGAGTGCTGGCGTCTTTACCCATAGCCCCTAGTAAGCCTCTGCGTACACCTTGTGCGCGTTGTGC